TCCGCTACCTTGGCTCGATTGGGTACTCAATGGTGCATCTCATGATAACTTCTTCGAGAAGCGCGTCACCGAATATTCTGTAGTAGGAATGGAAGGTGATTGGGGCTGGGAAGAAGAGTCTGTAGCTTGCGAAATTAAGGCAGCTTAATGGCAGATTATTACCGGATCCAATGTGAAGAGTGTGATAATGAGTCATTGATGGAGATAGAAACTCAACCTGAGTTCTGTCCGGTATGCGGGAGTAGGGGCTTGGTTGAGCCCCTCTCCATCGAGCGAGAAGAACTAGATTTCGATGACGACTAAATACATTCACAGTTGAAGGTGAATGTATGTGGGTATATAATAATAGTATATTTGATGAAACGCCAGAAGAGTATCAAGGTTTTGTCTATATGATAACAGAACTTGATACTGGTATGAAATATATTGGTAAGAAGTTTTTCTGGAAGCCTAAAATACTTCCAATAACTAAAAAGCGTAAGCGTAGAGTTAGAACAAGAGTAGAATCCGATTGGAAGAGTTACTATGGTTCTAACAAAGACGTTCAGCGATTAGTTGAAGATAAAGGTGCTGATAATTTCAAAAGAGAGATTTTGCATCTCTGTAAGACGAAAGGTGAGTGTGCATACTATGAAGCCAAGCTTCAGTTTGAGAATGATGTATTACTAAGAGACGATTTCTATAATGGAATTATTCAGTGTAGGATTAATGCATCTCACATCAAGGATCTAGCGAATGAATGATTCTGACGAATGGCCAGAATTTCCTATTGAAGATAACCCATAAGTGATTTTATGATATTAATTGATTATAACGGTATTGCAATTTCGAATGTTGTAACACAGAAATTAGATATTGATGAAAATTTAATTCGTCACATGATTCTTAACTCTATTAGGTCTCACAGGCGTAAATTTAAGAAAGAATACGGTGAAGTAGTTATTTGCTGTGATGGTATGAAGAACTGGCGCTTAGACGCCTTTCCACAATACAAACATAAGCGTCGATCTGATCGAAAAGAGTCTAATATAGACTGGTCAGAAGTATTCCGAATTACCAACCTTATAAGAGAAGAAATTAAAGAAAACTTCCCCTATAAAGTAGTGGAGGTAGATGAATGTGAAGCAGATGATATTATTGCTCATTTGGCTCTTCGCACACAAGAGTTTGGCCAATATGAGAATGTAATGATTGTATCTGGCGATAAAGATTTTGCACAACTCCAGGTGCATAAGAACATTAAACAATATTCTCCAGTTCAGAATAAATTCATAAAAGAAGATAATCCTAAATCTCAACTTATCAACCTTGTGTTAAAGGGAGATACAGCTGATGGTGTTCCTAATATATTGTCAGATGACGATGTGTTTGTAGACGGTCGCAGACAAACTCCGCTCCGTCAAAAGATGATCGATGAAATTACATCTGTACTAATGTCAGGAGCAGATCCAGTGTTAGAAACCTGGTGGAGAAATTTTAATCGAAATAGACGATTGATTGACCTATCGTGTACACCACCTGATATAATTAAGAAAATCGTAGATAATTATGATAATCAAGATAAATGGTCTAATAAAGGCAAAGTACTACCTTACCTTATTAGTAAACAATGTAAAATGCTGATCCAAGATATAGAGGATTTTTTATAATGGCTATTACAAACCCAAAACTAGTATTTGAAGTTATTGAAGAAGCTGTTAAAGCTAAAACTAAAAATGATAAAATTAATATGCTTAAAAAGTATGAATCTGCTGCGCTAAAAGATATTTTACGTGGCACTTACGATGATACTATTCAATTTAATTTACCTGAAGGAGAACCCCCATTTACTGCAAATGATCCTCATAATACCCCTTCCAACCTAATGAAGCAACATAAGCAGTTTGGATACTTTGTTAAGGGTGGTCCAGGTGACTCGATTAATCAAATAAAAAGAGAGATGATGTTTATTAGACTCTTAGAATCGATTCATCCAGCGGATGCTAAACTAGTATGTAACATGACTGATAAAGTAAAAATAACAGGTTTAACTAAAGCAGTGGTTAAAGAAGCTTTTCCTAATCTAATTAAGGAATAATATGCCTACTTACGTTTTAAGAAAAGATGATGATATACCTCTAGAAGAAGCACATACTTGGGAAGTGATCTGCTCGTATAAGGAACTTCAAGAGATGTGCGAGGAGTATAATCTTAAACAGGTATTACGTGCTCCGTCTATGGTATCAGATTATAAATCTCCTCTTACAAGAGCTGGTTCTGAATGGAGAAACATGCTCACCAAAATGAAAAAAGAGGCGGGGTACAGAGTTAAAAATACTATTAAGGACTAACCATGGCCAAATTTAGTCGTTTTGATCCTAGAAACAAAAAGAAAAATAAACATAAAAAACTTTCTTTAGAGAAAAGACTGAGAGTTAAGCGGTTGGAATCAGATGTGTCAAAGATAAATACGATCAAGGTCCAATAATGAGTATATAATGAAACACTAGTGTACATTGGTTGATAGGACCTACTTCTTTTGAAGAGTTATTATGAATCAAAAGACAACCAATACATACTAGGAGTTTTACATGGCAGATTATCATCCTGCAGATTCTAATGGTGATGGAGTAGTTTCAGACGAAGAGCGAGAAATGTATCTCGAGTTTAAGCGTAAGGAAATGGAAGACGCAGATGCTCAAAGAGATGCAATTCGTAAAATGGCATGGTTTGCCTTATTTGGTCTTTTATTATATCCTTTAGGTATATTTGTTACTTCAGCATTTGGGTTAGAAACTGCAGCAAATTTAATTGCAGATATTGCACCAACTTATTTTGCATCAATCGCAGTTTTAGTTTCAGCATTCTTTGGTGCTGATGCAATAGGTAAGGCGAAAAAATAAATGTGGGTACTTTTAGTTATGATCATGACCTCAGGAGCGAATCCTGAGGTTATAGCTTACGACCAAGGATGGTTTACTAGCTGGGGTGAATGTCAGCAGGTTGGAAAAACGATAGCAGAAGAACTAGATGGGAATTATATATACACTTGCGTAGAATGGAAATAATTTAAATAAAGTGAAAAATCTATTATGAAACGTTTGATATATCAAGTATATGTTGGTAAAAAGTCTAATCTTTATGATACGTGTATTAAATCAGTTAAAGATTATTGTGATAAGCATTATATAGAACACATTGTCCAAACAAGTCCAAAACTAAGAATTAAACCTGATATATTCTCTACTAACCGGTCTAAAGAATCGTATGAGAAGCACGGAGGTTTTCTTCCTATTTTCGAAAAAGAGAACGCATTTGAATATTTTGATAATTATGATCAAATAGCTATCATTGATGCTGATGTATACATAAGACCAAATTCCCCTAATGTCTTCGATGAGCTAGGAACTGGGGTAGATTTTGGAGGGGTGGTTGAGCGTGAGATGCCTTTAACCTCAAGTTATACTAATAAGATTATTAATTACTCAAAAATGCAGTACGAGCCTCTAGCTAAAAAAGTAGATTTTAATTACAATAAGTTTGGTTATGAATTTTTTAATATGGGTATTATGATAATGAATAAAAGCATTATGAAGTACCTTAAAGGACAGTCTCCTAAGCAGTTTATTAATAGACCGGAATTTAAAGACTTTGTTGACGGTCAAGGAGCTTGGAAATGGTCAACTGATCAAACTCTTCTTAACTACTGGGTTAGAAAAGAGAAGATGAAGGTTAAACATATGGATTGGAAATGGAATGCTTTGTATAAAGGTATCAAGGATGAATATTTAAAAGACGCTTACTTCATACATTTCTTCTTAAAAGATAAGCTTCCTAATAAAGGTGAAAATGTAAAACAGTTGATGAAGGATATTGCGTGAGTTTTCAATTTCAAAAACCTCCTGGTGATATTCAAGACTTTAATAAAATACCTAATGATGCAGCATACGATTATGCAAAAACCCTAGTTAAAGAGTTTGATTTTGCCTTAGATATTGGAGCTCATATTGGTACTATGGCTCGTAAGATCGCTGCTGATTTTAAGCAAGTAGAATGCTTTGAACCTATGTTTCATCCCTACACTAAGTTAAACACAGAAGATTTAGGCAACGTATTAGTACATCCGTTCGGTTTAGGTAATGAAGAAAAAACTGAAGAAATGTTTGTTATGTCTGATAAAACTGGCGGGTCATCTATAGTTCAACATCCAAAGAGAAAGTGGCAATCTAAAGCTCCTAAATCTATAATTGATATAAAAACTTTAGATTCAGTGGCTGATTATGAAAAAATTGACTTTATAAAGATCGACGTAGAAAGCTATGAGTACTTTGTTATTGATGGAGCTAGAGAGTTGCTTGAGAAGCATTCACCAGTTATAATGATAGAGTATCTGGATAGATATAAACACCCTACTAGACCACCTATGATGACACATCAAATATTGCTTACCTTGGGTTACAAAGACGTAAATAAAATTAAAGACGACGCTATCTATATTAAACCATGAAACATATTGCATTGAGATCAATGAGCGTTAGAAATAACGCTAATCCGTATACTACTCCTGGTTTAGGTGATAGAGCCCATAGTGTATTGATGGCTTATCAATATGGTAAGGCTAACAATACTCCTGTTACACTTCATTTAACATCAGACAAATTTGGAAAGCAACATAAGAAAGTATCTTGGAAAGAGCTATCAGAAATGACTGATGGTTTCGTTCAATATCAAGATTGGCCTGTATGTAAACTATCTGAGAAAGACTGGTTAAAGTACTTGAAAGAGCAAGGAATTGATGCTGAAATATACCATTATAAAGATACAATGCATATGCATAAAGATGAAAAGTCAGACGGTATAGAGATGTCTCAATATCTTAAAGAGCTACCTTGCATGAGTCCTATTGATTGCTCTGCTGATCTTAAGCTACCAGATAAGTTCGTAACTGTACAATGGGATTCTACAGACACAGCTAGGAAGCCTTCCCCAATTATGACTCATAAGCTCGAACAGGATTGTAAGGATAATGGATATGAAATTATAACTATAGGTGGTGAATCTAAAAATCCATTATTGAGAGATTCCCTAAAACATATTGGATATGCTATATCAAAAGCAGGTTATCATTTAGGAGTAGATTCAGGTATGACTCACCTGGCTCAGTTTTATAAGCCATGGAATAAAATTCACATCTGGAAACCTAGCTACATTTCCCATCATTTTGTTAGAGCCCAAAAAAACGGAGCAGTAATAATTCAATGAAAATGCTTATAGAAATTAGTGTGGGTGACTTTTTTGATAGGATGAGTATTCTGTCTATTAAGCACGATAATGGACTTCCAGTAGAAAATGAATTTAAAATATACGCAGAAAAAGCTCAAGAGTTCGAACAGTTTGCTTTTACTCGATATTTTAGTATAATAAAGTCTGTTAATAAACAGCTATGGGAACTGGAAGATAAAAAGCGTAAAGGAGTTGAAAGATATTCAGAGGAAGAGAGTGATGTAGCTTTTATGATTACGGAACTGAATGACTTGAGACATAAAGTTAAACAAGCTATAGATAAGTATTTTAAAAGCGAATTTACAGAAGAGAAAAGCCACGATGAGAGACACTGATTATAACGCTGCTAAGACATTAGAGCAAGCATACAGGATTTACCAAGATTCCTGGAGCGAAACAACAGCTCATCGAAACAATGCTTTGATTGAATGCGCTAAAGATTCAGAGAGTATTTCAGAATTAGGTGTCAATCAAGGTTCTTCTTTTATGATGTTGATGATTCAGAATCCTAAGAAGATTGTAGGTGTAGATATTACTCTCAATAAATGGCGAAAAGGTAATTCTAGTTTAGGGTATCAAGCATTAGAACCTCTTGCTTTACAATACATGAAAGCTAATCCTATGGAATATATTATGTACCAAGGGAGCTCTGCAGATAAGAAGTCTGTACATAATGTAGATATGCTTCATATTGATAGTTTGCATGATCCTAAGCATTTAGCTAAAGAGCTGCAAATGCACTCAGAGAGTGTAAATAAGTATATTGCCTTCCATGATATTAAACAGAATGGATATGCTTTATGGAAAGTAATCGAAAGATTCTTAAATGATAATTCACAGTGGAAATTAAAAGCATTTTATGATGAAGGCAAATGTGGTCATGTCGAAATCGAGCGCGCTTAAAGGTCAAATTACATATATTAAAGGTCATAAACAATCAGAAGAGCAAGCTACAAAAGCTCTTGCATCCTTTAAGAAATATAACGGGTGGGATGTTAAGCTAGTTGAAGGTCTTACTGCTAATACAGCTCCGATGATAGCTGAGTTTAATAATAAGATCATTGAGGAAAGTAGACTTCATAATTTTAAAGTAGAGAACTATGATCGGTTCTGTACCAAGATGGCGTGTGCAATCAACCATCTAGTGTTCTTCAGGGAAGTTGTCACTGCTGACGAACCTATGGTATTTTTAGAGCATGATGCTATCTGTTTAGAGTCTTGGCAGAGTTATGAGTTCGATGACTATCTTTGCTTGAACGCTGAATTTGTATTCCGCCCTCCTAACAAGTTAGGTCTGCAGCAATTTAAGAAATATAATTTTCCAAGCTTTGGTGTAAATGATTTTCCAGAGGATTATCCGCTCTTATATCATAAAAATAATATTTGGAAAAATAGTAAAATGGCTCCTGGTACAGGAGCTTATGCTATTACACCTAAAGGAGCAAAGAAGATGCTGCATGCTATTACTACCTTAGGTATAGATCAATCAGATTTTATGATTAATTCTAGTAATGTAAGAATGCAATATATAATGCCCAGCCCTATTAAATTTAACTCAGTTAATTTAAGCACGTCATATGGATACAATAAGAGTAATATGTAAAGAGGTTCCTAAACAACTAGGGGATTGTATTGATATGGTATTGTATTGCCATATGCTTAGTATAGTCAAAAATGTAAAGGTAAGTCTCGATTGCAATACTAATAACAAAATCGAATACTATAATAGTTTAATTCGTATTGGTGGTGATGTTTCTATTAATAGTGGTGAAAAAGGAATTTACTCTTTAGATTACAAGTCAGGTTTAGATGGTGCTTCTAAATATCTTTCTGTATCAACTAAAGTCAAAAATATTAAGACATCTATAGTTCCAGAAAAATGTATTGTTCGCATCCCTAAGAAATTTATTACTGTTCAATGGGATGCAGCACAAAAGTATAGGATGCTTGATAAAGATAGAATCAAAGATATTGAAAATTACTACAAGCATCTAGGTTACGATATTGTTAATATTGGTAACAAGATGTACTCTTTAGAGGCTACATCTTATATTATATCTAAAGCAGATTATCATATAGGTACAGACTCTGGAATGGCTCATGTGGCTAAACTAATTCTTCCTATGGATAAAATACACATATACGTTAACACTCGTAATAGAGAAAATGATAAAAGATTCCCAGATAGTATCGATGTAGCTTGGATGGCTAGAGAATTATTCCGGCGCGGAGCTAAAATGAATTATTGTGAAAATCCAGACCAAGAGCAGATAGATTATTTCAAGGATGTATCTTTATGGGTTTAGGAGATGATCTAATCTTTCTCGGTAAAGCAGAAGAGATTTACAAACAAACCGGAAAGAAAATTACCCCTTTATATGGTTCTGGTTGGTCTCCTATTTTTGATAACGTAGAATTTATCTCCAGAGAGAAAACTAAAGATAGTATAACTGTTAATGCTCGCGATACAGATCAACCATCTGATATTCATATCAATTACTATGTCAAGAACAAAAAACGAACTATACTAGGTACCAAGTTAGAGTTTCGTAAATTTACTCCTACTCCGTTTAAATTAAGATTTTCAGATCGAGAAATTCAACAAGCTAAAGAATTGATTGAAGGTTTAGATCTATTTAATTATTGCGTGGTTAATCCCGATTATAAATCATCCTTCTTTTCTGGTAACAAGAACTGGGGCTTTGAAAAATATCAAGAGCTTACAAACAGACTAAGTTCTCATATTAATGTAGTAAGATTAGTTCCTACTGATTCACAATACAAAGAGCCTATGCTTGAAAATGCATTTAACATTCCCAGTAGCAATATCAGGCTAGCAGCAGCTATAATATATGAATCAGATTTTGGTGTATCTTATGATGGTTTGGTTCAGCATATCTACGCTGGATCTGAAAAACCTTGTATTGTTATTCAAGGAGGCTTAGTAGATGAATCTGTAATGAGCTACAGTACTAATATTCATCATACATACAAGCATCCATTAACACCTTGTGGTAGTACATATTACTGTGAGCATTGTAAAGAAGCTAATAATGCTATTACAGTAGATGAAGTATTTGAATCTTGTTTAAAGGTAATACATGAAAATAGTAGTAGTCACCGGAGGGTTTGATCCTTTACACTCAGGTCATTTAGCCTACTTTAAAGCAGCTAAGCAGCTAGGTGATAAACTAGTAGTTGGTATTAATTCCGATGATTGGCTGACTCGTAAGAAAGGTAAGCCTTTTATGAGTTGGTTTGAACGATCTAAAATCATTCAACACTTAGATATGGTTGATTATGTTATTGAGTTCAATGATGATGATAATAGCTCTAAACTAGCACTTAAATTAGCTAAACAAACCTGGCCTGATGCTGATATTGTTTTTGCTAATGGTGGAGACAGAGATAAAGATAATATTCCTGAAATGGATATCGAAGGAGTAGAGTTTGCATTTGGGGTTGGTGGTGAAGATAAAAAGAATAGCTCATCATGGATTCTTAAAGAGTGGTCACAACCTACTACGGAAAGGGCTTGGGGATCATATACTGTCTTAGATCAAGGTCATGGATGGCTAACTAAAAAACTTACTTTTGATGAAGGTAAATCATTAAGCGATCAGAAACATAATAATAGATCAGAACATTGGCATGTAGTAAGAGGACGTATAGAAATGCGATTACAACACCTTAACGGTATGTACACCACTCATTATCTAGATGCCGGTCAAAGTGTTAACATTCCAGCTGGAGTTTGGCATAAAGCAACTAATATTGGTGAAGGTCAAGCGAGTATTATCGAAGTATGGTTAGGTATTAAATTATCTGAAGAAGACATTGAAAGAAGAGATTAATGAAGACATTAGTAATTCAAGTTAAAGTTGGCAATACTGCTGGTTACGTCTATAACTCTGATGTATCACCATATGCTAAAGAAGCATTAGAGACTATGGAAGATACTTGTATTCCTACTGTACAACGGTATTGTAAAAAGTATGGATATGATTATAAAATGATCACAGAGTATCCTTCTGATATTGATATTCATTTCTTTAATAAGAATACAAAAGATCTTCATCATGACTACAGTCAAGGTGGTAAGAATAAATGCGCTACTTTAATTAGATATCTCAATATGGGACTAGAAGAATACGATAATATCGTATCTTTAGATAATGATATCTTTATTCCAGAAACTGCTTCACCCCTACCTGAAATTAAAGGGCACGCTGGTGTACAAGATACCGGTAAGGATTGGGATTTACCTCACCATGATAAGTTTATTAATGGTGGAGTTCAAATGGTGAATAGAGAGGTTGGTATTAGTCTAAACAATTTTGTTAGAGATAAATGTAAGAAAAAGATTATACCTCCTAGGCATACTGACCAAGCTTATATGAATGAATGGAGATCTAAGAACCCATCTTTATCATTCAGATTAGGGTCTGAGTGGAATTATATGGTAGGTTGTCATCCCTATACTGAGGATTATTCTAGGGTCAATTTCGTTCACTACGCTGGTTGGAAAGGCCGTGAGTACTACGTTAAGAACTTTAAAAAAGGAATTGTAAAATGAAGTATATCCTAGCAAACGGAGCATTTGACGTTTTACATACTGGACACATAGAGCTTCTTAATTACGCTAAATCATTAGGAGATTATCTACTAGTTGCATTGGATACAGATGAGCGCATACAAGTAGCTAAGGGGTATGATAGACCTGTTAACGATCAAATAACTCGCTCTACTATAATGGCTAATTTAAAAGCTGTAGACGAGGTTAGACTGTTTGGATCGGATGAAGAGTTAATTCAGATTTTTAAAAGCTATAACCCAGATATTCGAGTCATTGGTTCTGATTGGGCTGGAAAAGAAGTTGTTGGCGAGCAGTTCTGTAAAAAAATAGTTTACTTTGATAGAGTAAATCAAGAATCTACTACTAACACGCTAGACAAGTATGCAGAAAGAAGAGAGCTAATTAAAGAATGGAAGGAATATGATTTCCTATGAAAGCATTTATAATAAGTGATGTGTTTAATAAGGATTCTTTATTAGGTGTACAGCAAGTTATTCTATCTGCAAACGGTTCTGATCTAGATTTTCACATTTTACAAGCTACTACACCGAACACTTTAGATTACTATCTAACAGAGTTATTTGATAATTTAGAGTGGACTTATCCAGAGAAGGAACCTATACTTAATCAAGATCTTAAATTATTATTATCACCCTATAAAGCTAATGATATAAGTAAGGTATTTGCATGTACATTGAGTCATGCAAGATTGTGGAAAATGTGTTCCGAGTTAAATGAACCTATTATGATTTTAGAGCATGATGCTCTGTTTACTAATAAATTTAATTGGAATAAATTAAAAGATAAATTTACAGGTGGTGTGCTAGGGCTGAATAATCCTAGAGGTGCTACAAGAAGAGCTAGCGTGTTTCATGCTAAGGTATTAGATGGAGCCTCTAATACTAAGGGTCGTGCAGTAATAACTTGTCCTTGGATAGATGACAAAACTATACCTCAAGGCATAGCTGGAAACTCAGCATATATAATTAAACCTCATGCTGCTAGAGCATTATTAGATAAGCTGATGGAGTTAGGAGGTTGGCCTAACGATGCTTTAATGTGCAACCAGCTTTTCCCCTGGTTACAAGTGGTATATCCTTATTACACAACAGTTCAAGGAATAAAGTCTACAACAACGTCATGAAATCATTTGTTATAACTATTCTGGATAATGAAAAATCTGTTAAAGCGGCCGATCGCTGTATAGAGTCTGGTGCTAAGTATGGAGTGCAGATTAAAAAATATAAAGCGGTAACCCCTAAAGATGATCCAGCTGCGATTCTTAAACAAAACAAAATTTTAGAGCAAGGTTTTCGCGAAGGGTATTCATACTTTGAAAGCTGCGCTTCTGCTTTTCTATCCCATTTCTCTTTATGGAAAAAGTGTGCAGCAGACAAAGAACCTTATCTTATCTTAGAGCATGACGCTGTATTTGTTGATCAATTACCTAAGTATCTTACATTTAGCGGGTGTATTAATATCGGAAAGCCTTCATATGGAAGTTTTAACAAACCTAATAAGATAGGTGTCAACCCTTTATTTTCTAAGAGATACTTTCCAGGAGCCCATGCTTATATAGTTAAACCAAGAGCTGCGGATGAGTTTGTAAACCAGGCTAGACTAAGCGCTAGACCTACAGATGTGTTTATTGGTATTGATAGATTTAATAACCTAGAAGAACTTTATCCATGGCCTGTTGAAGCTAAAGATACATTTAGTACAATTCAACGAAAAGCAGGGTGCATAGCTAAGCACAATTATAGTAAGGACTTTAAAATTGAAAGATTATCCTAAAGCGTTTTTAACAGGGTGTGATAAGCGTACTGAATGGATGCTTGACTGGTTTATCACTAACTATAGAAAGAATAATGATACACCTATTGTATTTGCTAATTTCGGTGTATCTGATGAGATGTTAGAAAAAATTCATAATGATAAGAATTTTAATGCTGTTATAAAGCTGCAAGAAATACCAGAAGAAGGTTGGTTTAAGAAACCCTTAGCTATGTTTCATTGTCCAGCTAAAGATAAGATATGGCTAGATACTGATTGCGAGATAAAAAGTAATCTGGAAGAGATGTTTGACCTCCTGAAACCGAACATGTTAAACATGGTAAAAGACCATCCATGGACCAAGCGTCGAGGCGAAGTCTGGCATAACTCAGGTGTTGTAGGTATCAAAGATAAACCTAAAATCCTACAAGACTGGGTTATTGAAGTACGAAACAGACCTACTGTAGGAGATCAAGAAACTCTTCACGCTATGCTGAACCCTATCTTGAAAATTCGGTATATTAATGAACTACCACACAAGTATAATGTTTTGAGAATTGATTTGATAGACGGTAAAGAGATAAAGGATCCGTCTATAATCCATTGGACGGGTAGGAAAGGTAAAGACTATATTAAGAGCTTAATTGAGGGTAACAATGGCTAATGTTATTCATTTAGTTGGTAATGGTGATAACGCTCATCATTATAACAATTATAAAAATCTAAAGGGAATGAAAGTAACCTGTAATTTACCCCCGTTTCCAGTAGAGGGTGCGTATGGTACATGCATGGTAGATTTTAAAATGATGAGAGCTATTCATGAGGGTAGTGTGCAGGTACCTGGAGATTGGATATTGGGGGTTAGACCTAAGAAGTATATGGAGCTAGAGCCAGGCTTCTATATGCATTTTGCTAAGAATATTAAAACATTCTATACTGCACTACCTAAGTATGTAGATAATTATACAGATTTTAACTGCGGTCATATGGCTGCTCATTTCTGCGCTAACAGGCTGAAAGGAACTGAGATTCATCTTTATGGTTTTGACTCTATGTTCGATATGAATTTAAGAAGCTGTACAGACTTCTATCTTAACTCTGATAGAGGTGCTAGTAATAATGTCCGCTTAAATGATAATTGGAGACCCATCTGGTCTCACATGTTTAAAGAGTTCGAAGATACTCAGTGGGTGCTCCATCACAAGCACGATAATTTAAAATTTAAAAAGCCAAAAAACGTTGACATCGTCATCGAAAGCAAGTAAAATATAAAAATCTCGTCGTAGCACAGCTGGATAGTGCATCTGCCTTCTAAGCAGAGGGTCGCAGGTTCGAGTCCTGCCGACGGGGCCAATTTTCCGGTGTGGTGTAACGGTAACACAGGAGTCTCCAAAACTCTTAATGGCGGTTCGATTCCGTCCATCGGGGCCAAATTGGGATATAGCTCAGTTGGTAG